GTGCCCGTACCCAGGCAGTCGTCGCAATCGAGTTGTCGTCACTGCTCGTAACTGGGTGTGGCGCCCTAGTTTCATAGGTCCCGTCCGGGTTGGCAAGAATGCCAATGAAGTCGGCAGTAGCGACGCCATTTTGGTTTCTATAAGCGTACAGTCGTGCCCACGTTTTCTTTGTCTGCTCGACGCCAACGATCATGCCGCCAAGAGCGCCCACAGCTACGCCGCTTTGATCCTTGCCGTAAACAAGATAACGAGCGTTGATCGACTTTGAGAGATCATCTCCTTTTACGTAATCTTCGACCTCAAACCCGTAATTTGGGATTGACGAAGAGCTCGCGCCTGGATACTTGATCATTGCTGAAGCGTTGAGCCAAAGCGCAGAAGCCTTTAGGACACTTTCGCTTTCTACCAGGGCGAGTTTCTGCCAAGCGCTCCATGCTCCGCTGGAATCCATGTAACGAATGGCCGGGCAACTTGTTAACCCGTATGAGTTCGGAAAGGCAACTTGCGTAATGTACTTTGGAGTTTCGCCTTTCACCGTTAGAACGAGCAACTTGTTCACACCACCCGGACCGTTTTGCTGCCCCGTTGAATTGCAGTGGTAGAACCCAGGATCAGTCAGATTGTTGTAGTTTGGATTGGAAACGACCCTCAAACCGTCATCTGTCAGAGTAGTCAAGGAGCTCAGCTGAGATTGGACATAAGCTTGCGACGCTACCATGCTCCACGAGCCCCAACTATCTCCGTTCTTTGAACGGTAGTAAATCTGGTTCGAGTGCGGCAGCATCTGAAAAGCCATCGTTCCTGCAGAAAAGCGACGGTGCATGTGGAAGAGCATGGCCGTCATGCCGCTTCCAGTCGGTGTGTTCGTCTTTGTCCCCGAAAGCGTGTAAAAGCCCGTCCTCGAAACGTCGTTCAAGTCATCTTCTGCAAGCGCCGGCGCAGTATCAATACCAGCGCCTAACCCGTAGCTTTGAATTAAATCCCATGCCCAGGCAGCATTGATGATTGAAGTGTCATCCACGTTGGCCGTTGGCGTTTTTACGGTTCCGCCGCCATTGAGTTGTGCAGAACCGGTGACTTTCAGTTCGGGCCTGAAAGTAACCGGAAAAGCCATAGTTGAGGACATCGCTATCCGCGGCAGTTCAACCGATTTCGCAGGGGATCGCGGTCAAATCGGCGACTGCCTAGAAGCCACAGATATTGACTTCAATGAGTACACCCACTCTGGAGTTTGGAGGATTGGCGGTACATACCAAAACGCCGGCGCTTTTGGAAATGTCACTGGCTATTTGATTGTTTACGGAAATCGCGCACAAAACTACGCTCTGCAAATTTTTGCTCGCACGTTAAATTCTGATGCGTTTTGTATAAGAACGCTTCACGGTTCGTCTGGGTGGCAGCCTTGGCGCAAAGTTATATTGGAAACCGGCGGAGATTTGACGGGCGACCTCTCGACGACCGGCTCTTTCACGTCGTACAACATCCGCGGCTTTCGGCATCAGTACAGCGGCATTGACCGCGATGTAATTCCATCGTCGCAACAACAAATCTTTCCGTATGCCTTGCTCGATAAAAACGGCAAAACCGTTGCGATGTACAAGGTCATTCAAAACACCAGTGGAGGCATTGCCACTCAGATCGGCACGGTTCGGTCTGGTGATGACGGTGAGACTGAGTACGCACTGGTTGAGATTGGTTTCGATAGCGAGGGAGTCGCATACGCAAACGTCCCCAGCACGCCAAATGACGCTAACAACAATCGCGCTGCAACCTCAAAATTTGTCAACGATCGGATCAGCGCTCATGATTCGACGGTAGTTCACAAAACTGGTTCTGAAATTGTCGAAGGCACGAAAACGTTCGATAGCTCGATTGTGAGCAAAGCGGTAGCGTTGATCCAAAGCACGAACTGGGAAGGGATTCGTATTAGTGATACGAGTCGAGCTAGTAATTCGACCAAGATGCTTGCTCAAATCCTAGATGCAGACGGAAGGCGATGGGTTGGCTTGGAGACAACCGCAAGCATTGACGGCGGCCGAACTGTGCAGTTAATTGGCCGCAATCGAGACAATACGGACTGGCTCAATTTCATCAGATTTTTTGATAGAGCCGACGGCACGTTCGGTGCTTATTTGGCACGAAGTCCGGTTACGAGCAGTCACGAACCATTCTCATCAAATGCCTCTCAAATAAATTCTTTTGCCCGATAGCAACTTGCAAGATGAAGCTAATCTTGAGGAACAGGCTCGAACGGTACTCCGAGCCTGCCTCCCCTATACTTCTGGCTTCTCCGGCCATACAACTTCGAGCGGGAAACCATCTTGCTGCGGCACATCGCGCAGCTCTTGTCGGTATGCTTTGACAGCTTCGCGCTGTTCGTCGGTCAGCGGATAGTCCGGCATGACAAGATGGTCGGTCTCAGCCAGTAAAGCATCGCGCTGCGCCCGGACTTGTGCCGACGCCTCCGCCTTGACCTCTTCAGGCGTCTTTTCAGGGATTGCCTCAACGCTCCAGGATAGGTCTTTGCCTCTTGCCAGCCGATGTGTTTTGCTTCCGGCCGTGAGTGCGACAAAAAGCTTCTTCAACGTGAAATCGTGCGGCGTGCGAGACTCATGCGCTACCACCATACCAACACATTCCTCGGCTGTTGTGGGGATCTTCTCTTCGATCCACTTCTCGCCATCGAATTTGTAAAAGCAATCTTCCTTGCACGCCGGCGCGATTGTCGTGCAATTGTCTGGCATTGAAATAATTTCGCGCGTTACATCGTCAACTTGCGCGATAGTCGTTCCTGCGAAATAACCTTTTGAATCGTATTCATATACATCAATCAAATTTTCCATTTCAATTTCCTTTAAATGTCAATAACCGAACATCACGGGTTGGCACGGTGGTCACGCGTATAAGTCATACGACCATAATGAAACTGGCGGTGCTTTTTACGGCATGGACGAAATACATGGTGGTGCAGGTGCAGCCACTAACTGTGACGTTTGGAAAATGGGTTTTGATGCATCGCTCTCTTCGCCGATTTACGGAGCATCGGACATTATTCAACCTCCTGCTGGCAAGGCGTTGTGGATTATTAAAACGTAATTTCCGAACATCACAGGCCTTCACAGCGGCATAGAGCAATCAGGAACGGTAACTGAAGGGTGTTTTTATCTGAATTCCGTAACCGGCGTCGGTTCAGGCGATTCCGATTATGACAATCCGCAAATTTGCTTTGATGCATCAAGAAGCAGCTCAGTTTATGGCCGTTCAGAGGAAATACAGCCACCAGCCGGGAAGGCCTTGTGGATCATCAAACTTTGATGATCCAGAGCGCTTTACCAGCCGGAGGCTGAATAATCTCGGCATTTCCGTAGATCGGATTTGAGCGGCTTGCGTCAAAGCCCACGACAGGAACGGTCGAATGGCCCGAGTCAGCTGTGTCGGTACTGCCTCCGTACTCATAGAACGCTCCTCCGTATTGTGTCGTGTAGCTTTGGCCGCCCCCAGTGATATAGCCAGTGATGTTCGGTGCACCACTCTCAAGGTAGGTGCCAACTTCAGATGCGGTATTCGCTCCCATCACTGTGCGATTGCGCCAGTCAGGCAGTTTGAAGGTCGTGGAGCCATCGCCGGCACCCCAGGCCGTACCGATTGCCGCAAAAAGCTTGGCATACGTAGTACGGCTGATCGTGCCGCCATTACAAGCCATAAAGCCCGATGGGACAGTCTTGCCCGCATATGGAAAGGCCACCCCAGATGGGATGGCCGAACCGAGACCTGCTTCAAAAAGTGCCCGTACCCAGGCAGTCGTCGCAATCGAGTTGTCGTCACTGCTCGTAACTGGACTTTGACTTACCTTAAAGTAAGCGTTTCCGGCATTGTCTTCGGCGATTTGGAGAAAATTTATCCAGCCAGCGTTATCCCGCCGTCTAGCAGTGACTTGAAAAGTTCGACTTCCTTCTGCGCTTGCCGTACTTTCCAACCCCATGAACCGAAGTCCATCTTTGTCTATGACTTCGCAAATGGTTCGATTTGCCGTTTTTTCACGAGAAGTGTCGGCAATGCTGACTCCTTCCCACGGAACGCTCTTGATGAACGTGCTGGATGCGGATAGCAAAGATGAAGTGAATGTCTTTGCTCCATTGATTTTTTCGGCATTAACAGTGTGAACCAGTTGGGATTGATCGGCATTCCAAATGTAGGAACGAAGCCATTTTGCTGTAACGAGTTCATAGCCATTAATGGTTTCTGCCGGATCGTAAAAAGCTTTTGCGTAACGCGTCCCATCTGAGTTATGTCCAATTGACAAAGTTGCCCAGTCATCAGTCCCGCTGTAGTAATTGATGTCGGACAAGGTAACCTCAGTCCCACCATCGGCACGTTGATAATGCTTGAGTAACAGTCCGCTTTTATTGTTTTTATCTTTGTACCGAGCAAACCAAGTCTGAACGTCCCATTCTGGAATAACTGTAAAGTCTTGATCCGATCTAGCCATTTCGTAGCCAGTCGAGCCAGTCACTGTCAATTCTCGACCAAACGTCTTTTTCCCGTTGATGGTTTCTTCGCCTGTTTTGTGCGCAAATGCCTCGTTTGCCCATTTAGCTGTGATTAGAGTGTGGTCGTTCACTAAAGCCGACGGGCTGTCTGCCGCAATGATCCGGACTTCCTCGTTCGCGTATTCCTTGATTGTCAAGAACAAACGCCATGAAGTATTTGCCCGATTTCGACCATTGAAACACAGGTCTCGGCTGCCATCCTGGTTAAAGTAGGCTTCTTCAGAGATAAGTGCAGCGCCATCTTTATCCGCAATTCGGTAGACAATGATGTTTGTCGCAGAATCCCGCTCAGTATCAGCAACGCTTACATCAGACCTGGCGCCAAAAAGCCATTGGTTTGTGTTGAACGTGATTCGATTGCCGTACGTGGATTGGCCAGTGACTTTCAGTAACCCGCCGATGGTGGCATCACCGTTCGCCTGGAGCGCTTCCAGAGTCGTCTTACCGTGGACAACCAGGTTTCCGGAAACATCTCCGTTGCCATTAAGGTCAAGCTCTGTCGCCGTGACCTTTTTGGCAGAGACAGCCTGCAAAGTGGTTGCGCCATTGACCTTCAGCGTGCCACTGGCCGAAATGTTCGTCGCATTGACGGCGGCCAAGGTAGATGTTCCAGTCGCCGTGATCGATGTCACATTGAGGCCGCCCTGAGCTTTCAAAGCGCCCTTGATGGTGACAGCACCGCCAAATTGGAACGTTCCACTGACATCGCCGTTGCCATTAATGTCGAGACTCGTGCCAGTAACCTTGCCAAAGCTCACGTCGCCAAAGCGAGTCGCTGCGGTCAACCCCTGATCAACAGATTCAGGCGCGTTGCCGGACCCCGTCCGGATCAGCTTGCCGGCCACTTGATCGGCCATCAGCTGCTGGTAGGTCTGATCAGCAACAGCCACCTTGTCGGGCGGCATAGCGTCCGTTGACATAAGTTCGGACGAAAAAAAAGCGCGTTCGGACGCGCTGTAGTAGTAAGCCATATCTATACCTCGTCAGTAGCCGATTGCCATCCAGTAGGAGGCCACGCCTCCATTGCCGTTGTGTTTGAAGGCCGCGTTTCCACGCTTAAGTGTCGCAAGTGCAAAGGTCGGTGCAAAGTTCCCTTTCGCTTCAGCGACCGCAAAAACGGCCTTGGTTGGAAAAGCCACCGGGAAAGCGATCACGCTGTTTCCGTTCGATGCCAGCGTCGCCTGTCCCCACTGCAGAATCAGGCCGTTCGGAAGCTTCTGCATCCCCCAATCACCGTGCGCCTTCAAAAAAGCAGCCAGAAGGTTTGCCGGAGTCAAAGCCTTGGTCTGATCCTTGCCGGCCGCCACTTCGGAGGATGTCGCAATGCGAATCAGACCGGTGCGCCCGGTCGTAGCAGTTCGAGCCGACAAGGACGCGCAGGTGACGACACGTGTGGCATCCGTGCCCGTGATCGTCTCATCGTTCGTGGCAAGTTCGACCACGCCCAACGTCGACGTCGTCGCCGGCGGATTCAGAAGGTTGGCGTCACCAAAAATCACTTGGTCGGCACTGAAGTCCGTCACCGCGATGTCGATGGCCAACATCGAAATGGCCATTGCCGACTTTTGCAAAATCGGCGTGTTTTGAGAGTAGACCGCAAAAAGAGTGCCCTTGTCGGTATACAGCCCAACTTCGTAGACCGTGTAGGCATCCTGAGTCGAGTCATTGACTGTGCAGTGGATGATATTGTCGGCCACTGCACCGCCGGCGACCGTTGTCAGTCGCTTAAACTCGGCCTGGAGCTGAGTCTGCTCAGGTGTGGCCGTGTACTGTCCGGTCCCGTATCCGACTTCAGTAATCAAAACAGCATCTGTGCCGGCTTGCGACGCGGCCACTACCTCATCGAGGCCGGCCTGCGTGATGATCATTTTGAGTTCGTTTGCAGTATCGGGCATCGTTTAGTCTCCCAATGGCTGAATCTGAGGGGCTTCAGACTCCGAACCACCCTCAAGTTCTTCGACTCGTGCCGACAGCTCGGCAATTGTCTGTTTCAAAGCGTCGATCACGGTCTTTAAAGTGACCGGCGTCACAAACTTGCTTTCCGACGTGCCGACAGAAACCTCTTCGGCACTTGCCGCGCGGTCATCCACGGCCGCCTTCAAATTGACCGGAGAAACCGCTGTCGTGGCATCTGTCCCGGCTCGTGCTTCGTCCGGAGTCGCCAGGCGAACCGTTCCCGCCTGCTCTTCCGTTGCAGAGGCAAAAGCATTGTCGAAAGCCGCCTTGACGGTGGCCGGCGTCATCGCCTTTGTCGCATCAGTCCCGGCTTTTGCTTCGGCTTCTGTGGCAAGCTCCACGAGTCCTTTTTTGCCGGTGCCGGCCTCAATGGCCAGAACCGACTTCGGAGTCAGGAAAGTCGTCGTAGACGAACCACTTGCGGCCACATCGTCGTTCGCAGCACGCGCATCCACCGCAGCCTTCAAAGCCGCCGCCGTAATTGCCTTTGCCGCGTCCGTGCCGGTCTTAGCCTCGTCTGCCGTAGCCGTTTTGATGAGCCCTGCTCGCACATCCGTCGCCAGAAGCTTTGCAAGAGCCGACGGCGTCACAGCGCGCTGCGAGTCCGTGCCGGCAAGCGTCTCGGCTTCCGTAGCCAATTCACAGATACCGGCGTTCTCAGTAGTGGCCGCTGCAAAGCTGTACGTCATGCCCTCAAACGTGATCGATGCCGAGTCAATCCCGTCAAACTTGATGTCTACCGACAGCAGAGCCTGCGACGTCGAGACCTTCTGCAAGATCACTGACTGCTGCGAAGTCACTGCAAAGAGCGTGCCGTCAGCCAGATACAGACCAAATTCATAGACAGCGTAGCTGTCTTCGGAGTCGTCTCGGATCGCTACATGGATCGTGTTGTCTCCAGTGTCTCCGCCCTCGATCACGTCAATCTGCTTGAACTCGGCCTGCAAAGCGGTCTGAGTCTTGCTCGGCGCGTAGCGTCCGGATCCCAGCCCGATCTTTGTGATCTGGACGGCTGCCGTACCCGTGGCCTCGCCGTTGACAATCGCCGCCAGGCCGGCGTTTGTAATAATGATTTGCATATAACCTCTTATGAAGCTGTGGCCACAAGGCAGCGCGACACAATGGCTCGCGCACCAGCGGCAAGGCCGATGGCTCCATCGGCATCAAGAGAAGTGATTGACTCGGAGCGGATCCGTGCAAAAGCGACAGGGCGAAGATAGGCACACATGCCCATGCCTCCGCCGACCTGCTGCTGGATCACAAAGGTGTAGTGGCTACGCACAGGCTTGGCGTCATCGATGAGACGGATCAAATCCTCTTGCATCTCGGCGTCGAGCACCCCCTCGATCTTCCCAAGCGTGGCGTAAATCGTGAACGTGTGGGGCGTCCCTTTTGGATCCGTCTCCCACCATTCCTTGATAGTTGCCGCCGACTGGATGGAAGCCAGCGCGTCGCGCACTGCTCTGACCGTCCCTTTCTTGCGCTTTTCGGTAACGACGTTCTTGACCACCGAGCGTTTGAGCTCGATCGGCCAAGAGTCACGCCAGACCGACGCATCCCATGCGTAAGCAAGATGGTCAAGCTGCTCACTCGAGAGTCCGTCGATGCTCACGTAGATGCTCGGAAGATCCAGCGCAGCCGTCACCTCTTGAAGCAAAGGATCAAGCGCCTTGCCTGCGCTACTTACCGACTTGTCTCGCTTAATCGAATCAGGGACAAGGTCTAGCAGCGAGGTCTGATCGAGGGTCTTACTCATCTTTATAGCCCTCATATACCACGTTAACCTTCGTGCACTGCGCCACCTGCATCGCCTCGAGCTTCTTCCAGGTGGCAGGCTTTAGCTTCGAGTTGTCGACTCGAGAAGCGCCGGCAGCAAAGACCAGCTGCAAGAGCTTGCCGGGCGTGATGTCCCTGCCGATCTTCGTTTGCTGCCAGAGGCGATACTGCTCAACAGCAGCCTCGACATCGGCCTGGATCTGAGCGGCCTTGCTCGAATCCTCTTGATTGATCCAGTAGTGCAGCTCGATCTCGTAGTTCGAAGCCGTCGGCGCTTTGACCACCACGTAGTCGGTCAAAGGCCGGATATTTTCATCAGAAAGATGCTCTTCGATCTGCTCAAGCGTGTCTTCGGTCGGAAGCGTCCCGTCGGTCAGCAAGACATAAACATCAACTTCGCCAGGCGTGGGCGAGTTGACTTTGACGTCGATGATCGCCGGCGACACACTCTTTGCGTGATAAACGTAGGCCTTTTCAGGACCGGCCACCGAAAAAGAGTTCGGCGCCAAGCGGATTCGATCGGCAAAGCCCGGATCGCTTTCAGCATCCGCACCACCCGTCGTGATCGTGGTGTTCTGCGCACCGGACACAAAAGTCATCGGCGTCACGATCGTGCTGATCTGCCCTGCGAGGTAGTCATTGCCGACAGGCCCGGCCACCGTGCAAGATGCCGAGACTTCGCCCGTCGTCTCACCGATTGGAATCAGAAGATCTTCATCGGTCTCGAAAGTCACGACCCCATTTGTGACCTGCGTCCCTGCCGGAATCGTGTAGACGGATCCGAGGGCCTGAGAAAGCGTGAACTCAAGCGTCGTCACAGCCTTACTTTCGGCCATGCGCTCAACAGCCAAAAGTTGGCCAAGAGCATCCAAATAATTGCCTTGCGCGTAGCTCAAAAGGTTCTGCTGTGCCGCAAGATTGATAGCCGTGCGCTGCTGAATAATGACGTCAGCGATTGATAGTAAAAAAAGACGGCGAGGATCGCCCGCCGCTAAAGTGTCACCGCTGGCCTGTTCAAAGCCTGTGATGATCTGAGATCGGATCGTCTCAGCATCCGTCTCAAGGAAGTTGACCGGGGCCAACCCCCAACGCGGAATTGTCTCTGCCATAAGGCTATTCTCCAATCGAAACCGTCACTACCGGTTTCAAAATGCCGTCCAAAGAGTCTTCTTGTGAGCCGTTAAAAGTCACTGATTCGACTTTTGCTCGCGGCTCATACGTCTCAACTGCATCCACGATTTCCGATCGCATCAGCATCTGAGCCACGGCAATCGGCTGGTCGACGTAGTCCCACGAAATGCCGAAGTCACGATCCAAAGGCACGGTGCCTTTGCGCGTGCCGATGATCGTCCGGACGTTTTGAAGGATTTCGACAACTTCGGTTTCCGGATCGAAATTCACTTCGGATCCCAAACTCACGACGTAGTTCATGCCGCCTCCTTCAGCGTCACAGACACCTCGCAAAAGACGCACTGGCCGTAGTTGTTGTGGTGCTTTCGGCTTTCCGACATCGACTCGATGACGAACCGCCCTAAGTAGTCGGATCCGATCAAGAGCCGTTGCGGCTCGTGTGTCTCCATGACCTTCTGCAAAGCCTTGAGCGCAATCGGAGGCGATAAGCCAAGCGCTGCCGCCAGCTGCATCGAAAAGGTCACCTGCAAGAGTTGCGGACCGATGTACTCAAGCTTCGGCTTCTGGCCGATAACTTCATGCGTCGCCCATCGATCTGTCCGCTCGACCTGCAGGTCTTTAAAAGTCAGCGCCAGGCTGGCGCTACACACAAAAGGGATCGTCCCCAAAAGTCCTAAAGCACTTGCCATGCCGCCCTCACTTCATCGCGTCACGAACTGCTTTGACGGCCTTTGCGATCACAAAAACCGCTGCGCCGTATGCGATCCCATAGATAGGGAGTGCCATCAAAAACGGAAGTTCTTTGACCATCTGCAATGACTCCGCTAAATCCCGTACAATTCCCATATCAACTCCAGTTCAGTTGATAAAAAAGCCCCGCAGATCGCCGAAATCTGCGGGGCTTGCTTTTTCGAATCGAATTTTCAGTGTGGACCAGTGGTCTCGCCATCCGGACAAGTGTGAGTATGGCTGTTGAGGCTGATGCCACTGGCCGTCACATCTCCTGTAGCCGCCATCGTGCCGTTGAGCTGGATGTCGCAGTTGGCCACAACACCACCGCCGCCAGTCACCGTAAAGCCGCCTTGGCCAGTGATCAGACCGGCAACTGTGATGTTCCCAGTGAAGTAAGTGTTCGGCGAGTCAATCGTCACCGATTCAGAAGCCCGCACTAAAGCCGTTTTGCAGAACACCGAAGCCGACTCCGGCACCGTAATCGAGCCTGTCTGTTGATCAAAAACGATCACCGTACCTGCAATCGTCACCGTCAGCGTGTGCGAAGCGCGGTCGTAGCAAATGCGCGTGCCGTCTTTGAAGACCACCGTGCGGCGATCGGCCGTTGTCTCTGGAGGCTCAACATCACCGGCGTAAAAAGAGCCGACGATCACACCATCCTCAAAACCGTCGCCACGAAAAAGACACAGCACATCCTCTCCGACGTCAACCATCTGATAGTCACGATTACCAAAAGAGTTGCGCTGCATGATGGGCAAGTCGTAGCTCACCATCGAGTTCTCATCATCGAAGATGACTCGAGCCGTGCATTTAACCGGATTGATCGAGCTGACTTCGCCAATCTTGAAATTGTCAAACTGCATCAATATTCCCTGTTGACACGCCGCAGTTGCAGGCTTGTCGTGTAGCCCCCGCCGCCAACGTCGTGCGAAGATGATTCGATAATGAAATTGCCATCAAAGCTTCCAAAACCCTCGCAGGCGATCACGCACCCGGCCAAAAGCGAGGGATCACCAATCACCGTCAAGCTTCCGGTGACTCGACGCAGGTTGACTTTGCGAAGCGTCGCCTTGGCAAGACGTTCGGCTTCGGCCTTTGAAGTCACGCGCTTGCGCACGCGGTACTCTTGGCCAGAAGAATCGACATTCGGATCCGTATAGCTGAAGTAGTTGACCGCAGGGTTCTTCTGTGCCCGGTAGTCAGGCGTTCGAAGCTTCTCAAGCTCTTCGTCCACCGTGCCGGGCTTCTCAGGCGTCTTGGAAAAGTCGTAACCACCAGCGGAATCCTTCGACTTCTTCTTCATGTCGCGCCAGGCCACCACACAAGTCCGATAAGTCTCGGATTGCTGCGAGCTGAAAGACCACGAAAGCACATCCGAAACGCCCAGCGTGATCGTCTTGATCGGCTCCTTTGTCTCGTAAGACCGTTGATCGAAGATCACGATCTTCTGGTCCGTGACTTTGATCGAAAAGCCTTCGTCTTCGCAAAGTCGCTGAAGAAAAGCCAGATTGCTCTCCTCTTTTTGATCTCTGCGGTCATACTGCGGGTCCTCTTCGATATCAAAAAAGAGTTGCAGACCATTTTCGGCCGCGATCTCTTCCGCGATACCTCGGAGCGTTCTGGATTCCCAAGCCTTGGTAATCGCCTTGCGTCGAATAGGCTGATTCAAAGGCGTCGACACGGCCTGCATCTCAAAAGTACGAGGCGCACCCGACACACTCATGCTGTCCACATAAAAGCGGCCGCAATGCAGTTCGTCCGAGCCCGTTGATAGGTAGGCATCGACCACTTCTCCGCCGTCCGGTTTCCAAGTCGCCGCCCACTTCCCCGTCTCGTCTTTGAGAGTCAGGCGAATCTCATCGGCCTCGCCTGTTTCCTTGTCAGAGAAGGTAAAGGAAAGTAGGTCTGGTAGGACACTTTGAGAAACATCCTGCCCGGCAGCTGTGAAAAGCAACCGCAATTTCGTCTGAAGCGGATTAGACATTGCTGTTCCTCTTCCATGGCGGCAGGTTCTTCTCAAAGTCGCTAGATGTCGTGTCGATTTCCGGCACGTTCAAGACGACGCCGTCCGAAAAAAAGACCACCTTGCGGTGGTCCAGATTGGCGGCGATCAAGCGGTCCATGAAAAGCTCGGATCCGTAGACGGTCTTGGAGATAATGTCCCAAGTGTCTTGAGACTTTGTTGTATACGTGCCCACTTTTCACCTCACGCAAAAGACTTGCGCCTCTGATTCATCTGGACCCTTGCAAGCATTTCTTCAAGCTTCTGCAAAGACAGCCCCATTGCCTGGTTTACACCTTCAACACCAGCCTCACCTTGCACATGAATCACCGGAGCAAAGTTAATCGTCATACCGCCTCCCAATCCTTCGCCCCCGGCTGCTGGCATGGGCTGGAGCATCGTCGAAAGCTGAGACAGCGGGATAACTGCCTCGGCCTCCCCCGCCTCCGCAATCGTCGCAAGCGTCGGTTGTGTTGCGATACCGCCTTCAGCCAGTTGTGGAATCTTTGGCAGTTCAACTCCGAACTTTTGCCCTCCGATGGCAGGCACCCAGTCCGGAACATTGAAAGCCATGCCGTTGATCGACTCGACAATGGAGTTGATCATTGCAATGATCGTGTTTATCGGCCCCTTCATGATGGATGCCAGCGAGTCAAACGTGTTCGCAAAGAACCCTTGAATAGATGTCATTGCGCTGCTCCAAGCGTTTGAAATAACTTGCGCAACGCTAATCGCCATAGCCTTGAGTTCGTCCCAGTTTTTGTAAAGCATCACACCGGCCGCGACGAGTCCGGTTAAGAACAAACCGATGGGGTTTGTGGTCAAGAACTTCAAGGCCGCCCCCAATGCCTTGACCGCAATCGACAGGCCGCCCATCACCGCTGCAGACGTCTTTGACGCCACTGCCGCAGCGACAGCGCTCACTCGGTATGTCACGAAAGCCTTTTGCGCCATCGTGATCCACTTTGCGACCGTCGTAGCGACCTGCAAAGCCCCCAAAGCGATACGAAAACCGATAAACGCCTTAGCAGCAAAAATGGCCGCCGAAGCGATCGAGTCGAAGTTGTCCAGGATGTACTTCGCGGCAGTAGTCACGCTCGTCAAAGCTGTGTTCGCCCACTGCGTCAAAGTAGGAATGGCATCGACGAAAGCTTGACCAAGAGCCTGAACTTGCGGCGAGATCGACGCGATGCTTGCCGAAATGCTCGGCATCTGATCACGCAGTGCCGTTGCCGCTTCCTGTGAAGCTGGCAGTAGCAAGTCCGTAAACTGGCGAGCCACGACGGTGACCTGCGTGCCAAGTGTGGCCTGCATCGCGCTTGCCACGCTCTTCATGGTGCCGGACATCTTGGGCAGTTCGCCTTCAATCGCCAAGAAGCCATCAAGTGCTTTAGCCTCGAGGTCTTCGAACTGCGTGCCAAAAAGCGCCACGCCCGCGGCGTTACGCTTGACCGGGTCGTCGATCTCTTTGAGCCGCTTGACCACCTCGACAAAAGCGGCCTGCGCACGCTCACCGCCCGCGGCGAACATTTGCGTCGCGGTTTCGCCACTCAGTCCAAGCTCGGCAAACGCCTCCATGCTCGACTTCGAGCCGTCTTTTGCCCTGATGTTGAACTCTTTGATCGCATCACCGACCTTGTCGATACTGAAAGCACCATCTTCAGCGCCCTTCACCAAGTGCGCCGCAAACTGCTCGGCCGTAAAGCCCAATGACTGGTATTGGACTGCGTACTCGTTAAAGGTGTCCAAAAGATCGCCGTTTTTGTTCGCACCGTTCTGGGCCGCAAAAGCGATCAAATCGAAGGCCTTTTCGCCATCGATGCCGAAGTTTTTAACCAGAGCAGAAGATGCGCGAGCGGTCTCGGCGACGTCCATATCGAACGTCTTGCCGAGCAGCATTGCGCTCTTCGTGACGTCTTCAAGCTCTTTGCCACTAAAACCTCCGGTCTGCCGCATCGTCGCCATCGCTCGAGCGACTTCGTCATAAGACTCGCCCATGCCGGACGTATAAATCGCCCGGGCGGACTGCTCCATCTGCGCCATTTGCTCTGCGGTAGCTCCGGTAGACGCCTGAATCTGCGCCATCGAGGCCTGAAAATCTGCTCCGGCCTTGAGCATTGCGCCGCCTGCGGCCATGCCGATACCGGCACCGGCACTAGCTGCGCCCGCAGCCACACCTCCCACCTTGTCTACGGCACCTGCAACCGCACCGAGCTTGTCTTGCCCGCTCGAAAGCTTGTCAATGCGCTTTTGGAGCTTTTCCTGAAGCTCCTGGGCCTTCACAGCGGCCTTTGTAGCGTCTTCAAACTCTTTCTGGCGCTTGACCAGAGCCGACAAGGATGTCTGCGAGGTGCCGTACTCCTTATCGAGCGCCGCCATCGCATCGCGGTTTTTGTACAGACTGATCTTCGACTTGTCGAGTGCATCTTTGGCCTTTTTGAAGGCCTGCTCCATCTCTTTCGTCGGATTTTCAGTCTGGCTGATCGCTCGGCCAAGCTCCGCAACACGTTCTCTGGCCTGCGCATAGGCTTTTGCGCTTTCGCCGACCGCCTTACGGGCCTTGACCACACCTGTGATCTCGGCAAAAGACGCATTCATGCGCTCCATGTGCGCCTGAAGGCCTTCAACCGTCTGACCGGCATCCTTGAAAGACTTCGTAAAGGTGCCGCTCTTTTTGGCCGCCAAATTGAATGCAATTTCGTACTGCTTTAATGCCATGTCAGCACCTAACACTTACTGCGAATTTCGCTTGCTCTTTTGCTCTGCCGCGATCGCGTCAGCCCAAAGATTTATCTCGGTCAAAGGCACATCGGCCCACTGCAACGGACTGCTGAACGTAGCCAGACCGATGCGGACATACGCACGCTTCAGCCATGCGTCCGGATCAGAACTCTTCGGCAGTCCTAGAGCATCAAAAAATTGCTCACCTCCTGGGCAAGCTTGCAGTATTCCTTCGCCGGCATCTGCTCGACCCACTCATACGGCTTTTTTGCCGCACGAGCGGCGATAAAAGCGCAAAAGTCGATGTCAGTCGTCGCGAGCGCAGAGAAATTGCCCTTGCGAGTCCACTCGCGCTTGACCGCCGAAATGTCAGTGCCTGTCAGGCTTTCCAGATCAAGCTCAACTTCTTTGTACTCAGTGCCTTCGAATGTGTAAGGAGTGCCAAAAACGAATTTCATGTCGTCCTCAAAAATAGAGAACCCCGGAAAGCGGCTATGCCTTCCGGGGAGGTTGTTACGCCAAGCCCAAAGCCTTGCGGACTTCAGACAGGTAGTCGGTGCCATCGACCTTGTACAGGTAGTTGTACTTGTCAATTTCCACGACTTCCTTGCCGTCGATCACGAGCTTCAGGTAAGTGGTTTCGATGGTCGTCGAGCTACCCGTTGCCTGGCCCTTCGTGAAGGTGCCGAGGTTCGTCTCCTTGGTCTGACCTTCGATGTAAAGGCGCACCGGCACAATGGCCACTTGGCCGGCACCCGTGTCGTAGTGCTGCATGGCACCGCGGATGTCGAGCGAATGCTTGCCGGGTGCGGCCAGTGAGGCGACCTTATCCGTGACCGCGTTCCAGTTGATGACCGTCGTCATCGAGCCGACATGCCCCAGCACCACCGAATCGATTTCGCCCGCGAAACCCGCACCGGAAATCGTTTCGGTCATTGCCGTAATCGTGGGCGTCGTCACGTCTGCGATGCCCATCATGTCCTGACTTTCGGAGTCGTAGACCCGGAAGTCATTCAATCTTTCAGGAATCTTCATAGGTCTTCACTCCTTATTCAAAAAGCACGCTCTGGCCATTGACGTCGTACTCCATAATGAACTCGATGTCACGAGCCGGAGACGGCGGACAGACAAACAGACGGAAGCGCAAGATGCCATCCATGAGATCGGTCGTAGGGTTGTCGCTTTCGCGGAACTCCAATCGACCGGTCAGGATGTACTGGCTTGCGGCAAGGCCGTTCAGCCACACATTCACGCTTGCCACAATCGTGTCGATCAGGCGGCGATTGGTGGGCGCGTCGACCTTCTGCAAGTAGGTCGTAATGATCGTGTTCGCAATCCAGTTCATCATGCGACGGATGGGGATAAAGGCATCCTTTACGTCCGTCGTGCCCGGATAGCAAGCCGTGCGATTGCCCCAGAACTTCCAGCCCGAAACCTCGTTCAGAGCCGTGCAAACGCCCTGACCGTTGAGGTAATTGGCCTGCGTCATGTCCATCCACACTTCGGCGCCACTTGCGAGAACCGCAGCGGTCATCTGGAGGTTGTGATTGGAGGGGCTGACATACGGCGTGTTGCCGTTTTCACCATCCACTTGCCCCATCAGAGCCGGCAGCTGGCTGGACAAGTGGTAACGCGTGCCGGACAGCGACACCATCGGCCAGCAGGCGATCTGATAGGCATCCGTGATGTTGTTCTGGCTCTTCCAAGCCTACACTCCCGTGTAATCCGTGACCGTGTCAGTCGGAACATCGATGACCGAAATGGCCTTGAATCGACCGCTGATGTCGACGGATTTTGCCGCCATGACAGCCGCCACAGCCGGGTCACTGGAGTAGCCTGGGGCCGAAATCGTGCAGGGCACGAGACGGAAACGAGGATAGATCTCGGAGATCAGCTCCAGGCCGCTCTTGTCTCCAGAGACGCCGACGCCGCCGATCACATCTTCGGCTTCCACAGCAGACGGATCCAGCTTGTCAGCTGCAAAAGTGATGCTCGATCCAACAAGGCATTTGAAACCGTCATCGTCCGACAAAGAAGTCACGACCAAATTGCCGTCATCGTCAAAGGAAAGCTCGTAATCCGTGCCAACGGTGTAGGGCGAATCGACATTCGTGAGCGTCACCGAACTCAAGATGATGCCCGGCTCTGCCACAACTGCCGAACCTGTCTTAGAGTCGAGCGTTACAGACACGGTGTCTGCCGTCTTTTTGTGCGTCTCAGGATCGAGAACGTTGACAAAGACCACAGGTGCAACGCCAAAGAGCGAGAACTGAGCTTGTGCGGCCTCGCACAAGGTGTAGTCAAAGACCTTCAGCCCGCTGGCCGAGTCATCTGCGGCCGGCACGAAACCGAAAGCCGCTACGAATTCCTCATATGTGTTGCACAAAACCGGTCGGTTGACGTTCGTCACGTCGGCCATGTTGACCGGAGCCGTACCAAAAAAAACCGGCATCCCGGATTCGACCGTGGTTGCCGGCAGAAGCGAAGTCGGTACTTCGCTCACATAGACGCCATGCTTATAAGGCATGCTTAACCTCCTAATTCCTTTTGAATGCGGGACACAAAGGTGTTCAAGAGATCACCTTTCGTGCGCACACGTCGCCGGGCCTCAGTCAAAGACTCGACCGGTAAAAAAAGACCCCGCACTGCGGGGCTTTTGTCTCTGAGCTCTTGAATGCTCGCCGGATACTCACCGTCCCAAAAGACGGCGTACTGCCGAAGCAGACCTCGCTTTAGCGTGGGTCCGACGTACACCACCTTGCGCGGCGGCTTTTTCTTGATGACTTTTTTGGCCATCGAATCCTCCTAGTACTCGGGATTTGTCGGAAATACAGTCCTCAATCGCCAGACGGTCTTAAGGTCAACTTGCCAGTAGGCATCGAGGTGGTCAGGGTAGTTCTGCCATGAAAGTTCACGCTCAAGGATGTATCGCTTTGCCAGTACGCCGAAAGGCATTGACAAAAGCGCAGTGCGGACCACGGTCAGCATGTTCATGCAGTGCTCGTAGCCGTCATCGGTCTTCGAGTACGCACCGAAGATGATGCTCACCTCGACCCGCGTCTCTTCATCAGCGGTCGTACCCGCATCGGGACGAATCATGATGAAGGGAATGTCGTCCTCTTTTTGAGAGCGCTTCGGAGGCAAATAGCCGTTGACGATCTTCGGCACCTTGTGCGCAAAGTACTCGTCACCACCGTCGTTCTTGACCTGAACCGGAAGCTCCAAGTCTTTGACGGCATGAGCCACGAACTCGCGAATTGCCTTGCAAAGCTCAATCTCGACCATGAATCATTCCTCCATTCTTACCCTTCACACCTGACCGAAGCACTTCCATGACTTCGTGGTCCAGACGCTTTAAAAAAGTCGACCTCATAGCGGTTTCGACTTCTGCCGAAACCGCTGCATTGCCAACCATCGAAGGCGCCGACGGACCTGTCATGTCCACCAGCGGAGTCGAAGTCGTGTCCGTACGTTGAAGAATTCGACCTTTGTAGACAAAGGCGTTTTTGATGGGCTTCGGAGCACCACTTCGCTTCACCGCCACTTTCACCGGCTTACGGGCGTTGCCCGTTGTGTCGGTTTTCGGGGTGAATTTGAAGTTCGAAAGAGCGATACGCGTAGATCGAACCGTGAGCATCGTCTCCAAAGAGTCGACTGTTGCCTTTTCCTCGATCTTGATCGCATTGCGAATAGGCTTAGCCTTGACCGTGTATCCCTTTCTGGTGGATTTCACGATCTCAGATCGTCCCGTAATCGCCGAGCGATTAAGCGCTCGCATAACCGCCGTTTCGTAGCCCCACTTGACGCCCGCAAGGGTCTGCCTGGCCTTTTCAAGCTCCTGCTTGATGCCCTTCGATCCATCTCCAAGGAAGACCTCAAAGTCCTTTCTCATTGATCGTACCTGCGCGCTTCGATGACAAGCATGCCCATCTCACGACTGACCTTTTTGACCGTAAACGTCCAGTCATCCACGAGGATTTCCTCGTTTTCTACAGGCGTCGTGATGATGCCCTCGGCCATGTGGATGCGGATGTCAGTTGCAAAGACGCCGTACCGATCAGAAGAGCCGGACTCCTGCGTCTCGATCGTATCGATCACGCACTTCACAGTCTCGCCTTGAACGATGTGCTCGTCGGCAAACTCCTGAAGGTTCAAAAAGACCCGGTCAATATCCGATCTGACTACGTCTTTGAACCCCATCTCAGTCCTCCGCTTCCGGCAAGTTGAAAGCGCCTTCCGGTACGCCTTCTTCCTCGGCGACCTTAGCCTGATCGGCCTTAGCGCCGCGCTTGGAACTGGTCTTTTTGGCAGCCTTTACAGTCGTCTTCACGTCACGCTTGACTTCCTGATCAACTACCTCGACCAATCCTTCTGCGATCAGCGCTTTAGCCTTTACATCATCAACTTCAAACTCGCGTCCGCAGGTGATGCGACGAGAGTCGTGCAAAAGACTGACCTTAGCTCGTACTTTCATGCTGTAACTCCGAAAAAAAAGGAGCGGGGGAAACCGCTCCTTCTTGATTAAGCCGTCAGAGGCTTGACGACGTGGAAGCCGAGAACCTGCTGGATGATCGGCAGCGGACGGCTCTTGATCTGCACAATGCGACCGGCCGGAGCAGTACGCTGTACCCAAGAATCGGGGATGCGTTCACCTCTTACTACAGTGACATTGTTTGCACCGATAAGGCCGCAACCACCATAGGCAAGGGTCGTGCGAATATTCGGAGAAGCAAGCAGCGCCTTATCTTCGGGCACCATTGCAACTTCCGTATCCGTCTCTTCGTCGTAGTACCAGTTGTCATAAGAGTAGAGATCGAGCCCCGAATCCTTCAGATGCCCCCAGTAAGTCACACCCTGCGGCAGTTGCTGAGGGTCGATCTTACCCACATCAACACGGCGCTTATCGAGCATCGAGGCATCCAAGAGCTTGTCAAGAATGGTGTTACACACCTTCTGACCCATGACCAGTTCGGTCGGCGTGAAGCCGCTCGTTTGGATCATGTTCAATCGAAGATCGCGCAAATCTTTCGCGATCTGCTTGGCTGTCGTGCTGGAAGCGTCCCACTTCGTGGTGAGCGTGGTCTCAGGCTTTTCAGCGCCCAATTCCTTCCAATAATCAACCACTTCGTCATATCCGATACCCTTCACGGTAACCTTGCCGCTGAAAAGCGCTTCGGCACACATGACTTCTTCACGGCGCGTGATGATCTCGTCGAGCTTGGCCAGGTCCTTTCCAAGCTGCTCTGCGGCGCGTTCGGCCGGAGAACGAGTCGAGTACGGATTCTCACCCGGCAGGCGGTTCATGAGGTCTTCCGCCGTCGTGACCGTCAGCGGAGAGACTTCAGGAGCTTCATAAGAAAGTGTTCGGAACCCCTGACGGTCCACAGCTTGACCGCCAACTCGGGGATTCACGAAGGGAGCGATCTTACGGTCACCCTTACCGACAAGGTCAAACTCGACAGTCTTCGTATCGAAAGTGGCATGGTTTGCAAAATAGCGATCACGCAGCCAGGCATAGTTGGAGAGATTTCCCTCCTCAATCATCTGGAGCATGCGCTTGGTAGAGAAAATATCAGCCATCTGAATGTCTCCTGAAAATTCTTTTAGATGTTCGTGCGGAAGAAGATGCCGACCTTGCGAGCGCTCACCATGAAGTCACGAGGCTTGGCCGAGTTGGCCGTGTCAAAGATCAATGCATCCTGATTAAAGTCACCCGTGAAGTACCCCGGGGCAGTGACTGCGCCACACGTGCCAGTATCGATGTCGTCTGCGAGGATGCAGTAAACATCATCGACAGTTTCAGGCGTGCCTTCACCGTCAGGTTCCCCTCCCTCGGCGGCGGTCTTAGCGCACTTCTTGCCCGCTTCACTAATGAGCGTGCCGCGCTTGAGAACGCCCTGGTTGGGCTGAATCTGCCAAGTGCCGGTCACAACCGGCATAAGCTGCAAAGCGGCAAACAGGTTGTCTCGAGTCAGCGTTTCAGTAGGTTTCTGAAGAGCCATAGTTACCTCCAAATTACTTGCGATTGCGGAAGCCGCGCTTGCCGGCTTCGATCACTGCGGCCATCTCGGCCTCGTTTTCAACTTCCTGCTGTTCCTGAAGGCCTTGATTGCCATCTTGCAGAACAGTTTCAAGACCCTTGGCGTCATCCGCCGCATCATCAGCGGACTTCTTCTGCAAAGCCTTCTGAGCCTTAACCATCTTCACGGCAAAGGCTTCAGGCGTGATGCTCGAGTCGGCCTTTGCCTCGGACAGCAGGTTTGCGAAGCCCGGCATCGCAAGGTCTTCAAGCGCATTGATGCGTTCGCGTTCGGCTTTACGGCCTTCTTCCATAGCTTCCTGGCGGATCTGCTGCACCAGATCAGGGTGCTCCGCCTTCAATTTTTCAAGATCCATAGGATCCTCCTTCGATTGAATCGCGGCGGACACCTTCGGCGCAGCCGCAAAAAAACGGCTCGGAACTTTCGCAAGAATTTCCAAGCCGTTTACCATCGTCACGCCGCCTTCTCGCGAGTTCGTGACAGTAACCGCCTCATCCACTTCATCGGCCAGGCCAAACTCCACAGCCTCTTGAGCCGTGAGCCATGTCTCGGCTTCAACCGCCTTGCGGATTTCTTTTTCGTCGCGCCCTGTTTTCTTGGCATAAATATCGATTAGCTGGTCTTCGATTTTTTGCGTGATCTCTGCCTCTTTTTTGATCTCATCGGCATTGCCGACAGCTCCGGACGACACGCGATGAATCATCATGATCGAACCGAGCGGCATCACTACATGAGCATTGGGCAAAGACGTAATGATCGTGGCCGCCGACATCGCCACGCCGTTGACACGAATGGTGATCGGAGCCGGATGCGCCGACAAGATCGAGTAGATCGACAAGGCCGTGTAGACCAAGCCACCGGTGGAGTTGATCGTCAAGTCGATCGGTGCATCAACCGGAATTTGTCGAAACTCATCAAGGAACTCATTCTCATTGAATCCCTCTACCAGCCAGCCGTCTTTTGAGCCACCGACATAGCCGAAAAGATCGATCAGGTATCGGCCCGTCGCAGAACGCGATACGTTCCAAAATTTTTTATTCATCGTTTCCTTCCTCTTCCCCGTCAGCCGGAGCTGCGTCCGGCGCAGGTGCTTCAGCGCCGGTTTTCAAACCGGCCTCTCTCAACAAAGCCTCTTCACGTCGTCGAGTCTCCACGATGCGGTCAAACCGCATGCCGGTCATTTCCGCCGCCTCGCGTGTCAAGGTGGACAAGCCAGCCGCCACACGTTCCTTAGCGGCCTGCACTTCCTTAAGCGGATCAAGCTGTCCCTGCGCATCACCGGCCCACTCCGCACCGCTCCAAGCCGCGCGAGTAGCCGGGTCACTGAAAAAGCCCGGAGCTTCAACTCGGCCCTTTCGTACTGCTTCTGCAAGCCACTCTTCGTAGACGGGTTGGCAGAAGGAACTCACCAACCAATCGCGTCGCATGCGGAATGTCTTCCACGCCTCGAGAAGCGCGGCTCGACTGGCCGAGTAGCTGGAGTTGAAGGTCTTCAAAAGCAGCTCATAGGGAAGCTCAAGAGCCGCCCCGATGTACTTCGACAGACTTGTGACGTATGCCTCGAAGGAGGAGTTCGGTCGCTTCGGGTCGGCAAAAGTCACATCCTCGTCAGGGTCAAGCGCGACGATTGCGCCATTACCAAGCTCATAAGCTTTCGGATCCGGATCAACTCGCATTTGATCCGGCAGCATTTGGCCAAGACCACCAAGCGGCCCCTCGTCAGGCGTCTTCGTCTTTACGAAAACCGTGAAGAAGGAACTGACCACGGCTCCCATCAGCTCGGCGTCCGTGTAGCGCTTCAGCTGCTTGAGTTCTTCGATCACAGGCGCAAGGAACGGCACGCCTCGGCGCTGGGCCGGGCGCTCAACGTCCGTCATCACGTGCAGGATGTTGCGGCGTCCTGTCTTTTCGCCAAAGGCTGGGATGCGCGTCCACTTCGTGACGTAGGTTTCTGGTGCGCGAGGTGTCGCATAAGGGTTGCGGTTGGCCACGTAGACCGCTCGCATATCCCCGTAAGGCCCGACCTCGATGCCGCCCAAGATGTTCTTCTTCGGGTCCTTGCCCATCGGGTCGCAAACTCGATCGGCCTCGATGATTCCCACACGCAGGTCGTAAGGAATGCCGGCACGTGGCGTCAAAGGCAGGACGATAAAGGCGTCGCCATTCATCAGTGCCGACAGGCAGACCAAGCTTTGAAGCTGATAGAAGTTCTGCCGACGCTCGGCATCGCACGCCGTTGTCTCGGCCCACAAACGCCATTCGCGCTCGGTGTTCGCTTCCCACTCCTGCGCTTCCTCATCCGAAAGTCCGAGAAAGCGAGCATCGATGCGGGCATTCAAGGCCAAGCCACTACCCACGACATTCGTGCGCACGGTTTTCAAAGCGCCCGTTGCCAACGGCGACGTCATGTAAAGCGAGCGGGACCGACTTCGCAGAGTCTCAATGTTCTCGACGATGTCGTCGTCGGCATCGCCAAGTCCGGAAAGCCATCCAATGACGGACTTCTTTGCGTAACTAGCTCCACCCTGTGAATAGCCGGAATTCAGTACAGCCTTCTTCAGATGCAAAAAAGCCTGCTGAATCTCACTTCCAGCAGGCTTCTTGTTTTTGTCCGACTTTTTTGACTTTACAGGTCTCTTGGTACTGCGCGCCATACGCGTCTCCGTGAACTGTTTCCGTTTTCAAGATTGGCTACAACACCGCGCCAGTACGTGATGCGCTCTGCGATCTCGGCGAGATTGACGCGCGAAAGTGAGCGCGAGCCAATGGTGTAGGACTGGCCACCGGCGCAAATCTCTTTTTCGGCAGCGAGCCACATCTTGAGGTTTTCGCGAGCCTCGTCAATCGTTATCCAAGCCATATGTCACCAAACCAGTCGATATAGCAATGTGCTACGAATCCAACAAGAAGAAGCACTAAAGCCCAGTGCGCCACTCGTGCTGTCAACGGAAGATCGTTATCTTTTTCCATCGTGTATCACCTAATCCAATCTAGATTGACACGCCTCGAGAAAGCGTTCCTCGGCGTCTTTGAGGTGTAGCAACCGACGCCGGTTGCGACGCCCTCTCGTAGTACGACTTCAAAATGTCAAAGTTCGGCGTCAAAGCTTCGGCTGCAGCCGTGGCGTACACAAAGCAGTCAAGCGCCTCGTTTCGCTCTCGGATCTTGACCCACTCCATCCGCTTGACGCCCTTTTCGAACTTTGTCTCAAGCACTTCAGCCGTGAGCTGTTTGAAAAAATCCTCATCAAAGCCGGCACTCGAGTTCTCATCGAAGTGGACGTACCCGGGGCCCGGCTGCGTGTTGTCTAAACGGTCTGCCACGATTTGCTTGCCTGAGTCCACACCCAGCACAAACAGCGTCGCCTTCTCCACACCGGCCTTCGACGGCCTTCCGGTCAGTGGCAAACCTGCGCCAGCACGACCTTTGATCGAAAAAACACGACGTCTTTCGCGTAGCTTCGTGTACCGATAGACCTCATTCGTAACCGTGCCGTCGCCAGAGTCGATAAAGGCACAGCTGATGATCATTTTTTGTCCGCTCGAATGCGTCCAAACCGTGCCCAAGACTTCGTCAAGCTGAGTCTGCGTAGCTTTGTCCCGGATGTGTCCAGGTATGACGTAGTGCCGGATGCCCCAGCATTCCCATCCGATGCCCCACCCGTAGACGGAGCACTCGACGCGGTCGTGCTGGATGTCGATGCCGGCCGTGAGCATCAAAACGCCTGCCGGCAAAGTCTCTTTCGGATACGTTTCGCGTCGCTCAAAGAGTGGTTGCCACTCACCGGCATTCGGATCGCGCATGATCCACGGCTCGCCGAGCTTCAAGTTCACGAATTCCATCAGGCCGTGCTTGTCTTGATTCTCTGAGCACTCCAAAAACTCGTGCACAAGGTCGTGAAGATTAACCCAAGGCGAGTAAAGCGCATTGCAGTGGTAACCACGCACTTTCGCACCCGGGTTCTCTGCGATCCATCGCCCGCTTTCAAGCATCTGCGGGTTCGGTTTATAAGCACCGCGCTCCTGCGCCCCGCACTCAGAGCAGTACATTGCTGCGGTCATCGGATCCGGCTTGCCGTCTTCTCCAGTAGCCCACAAGACGTTCTTCCACTCAAGCTTGTGCTCGTGGCCGCAATGCGGGCATTTCACGTAGTAATAACGTTTGTCCGAACGCTCAAACCAATCGTCGATCTTGGAAATGCCTTTAACCGTCGGAGTCGATACCAAAACGATCTTGCGGCTCGCAAAGTTCTGCGTGCGCTGAATCGCGAGCTTCAGAGGGTCGCCTTCTTTTGTCGTCCCGTAGCGGTCCACTTCGTCGCAAAGCAGTACGCGAATCGGACGCGAGGCCAGACCTGCGGGCGAGTTCGCACCGACAAGCGCCAGATAGCCGCCCGGGTAGTGTTTCATACGGATAGTGGTCGAAGACTTCTTCGCACTTCCTCGTCCGTCCTTCCCTTCCTCAAGCTTCCCGACCAAGCCGGGCGAAGCCTGAAACATCGGCTCGATACGCTCTTTCGAAAAAGCTTCGGCCATTTCAACGGTCGGCTGAAGCATGAGCTGTGGTGCCGGCTCTTGGTCGGCAAAGTAACCGATCACGTTCAGCAAAGCTTCGGACTTCCCAAGCTGGGAGCTGAACTCCATCACCACGATCTCGGTCTGCCGATCAGTCGCCGCGTCGACAGGCTCTTTGAGATAAGGCGTGCGACTTGTGCGCCACGGCCCGGGTTCGGGAGACGTACCTGCGGGCACCACACGGCACTTGTCAGCCCACTCGCTACCCGTCAGATCAGACGGAGGCAGGGTGTACTTTTCAAGAGCTTTCCTCCAAATGAAGTTTGAAGTCATCGTCGTCAAAGAAGCGCCCGTCGTGGATGCTGATCAAAAGTTCGCTGAAAAGCTTGCGCAAAACCGCCTCACACTCGCGCTGCGAGCGCCCCTCAAGCAAGCCAGAAAAACGCGTCGGAGCCGACATGCAAAATGCCCGAAGCTTAGCGGCGACCTGCATGGCGTCCGCCTCGACCTCTTCGACAGCTACAAGCTCGCCGCTCTTCTGCTTGAACTCGAGATCGCGCAGTTTGGCAGTGGCCACTTGCGTCGCCAGCTGGGCCTTTTTCAATGCATCCGAGAGATTGGCTGACGATTTCAGATCTGGAAACTTTGCCCCTTTGGCTCTTTCATGCTCGTAAAAAGCCTCGAGTGCCTTTTCGTGATTCAAGGAGCCGTCGGCATTCTTTTCGAACACCCCCTCGGCGATTTTCCCCTGAACCCACGCACGAGACCGGCCGATCTCCTTGGCGAATTCTCGCTGGCTAATCGAAGACATTTACCCTCCAAAAGTGGCCGCCCCCACAGCTACGCTGTGACCGCACTACTTCTGCTGGACTGGCCACCCTTTTGAAAACTTGTAGCTAGACGAACTGTGGGCTGGCTGGGACCCGCATCGCGTATCGAGTCGTCACAGTACCTACGACAGATTGCCAATGATTGGTGTTATTTCCTCGCATAAGAGAAACTACAATCTAGTCATCCAATACAGGAAACAGAAGTATCAATGTCCACAGAATCCACAAAGAATCCATCAGACACCTCCATGACAGACTTAAGCAAAGAAATCGGAATCGCCGAGGAACTGTGCAAGCAAGCACTTGAAAAATTTAAGCAAGTCAGCATTGACCGCCATTCAATTCAGCACAATGTCATCAGAAACTATCTTTGGCTTTCTGTAACAATTTTGGCAGCCGAATTCACTTGTTTATCCAACTACTTTGCACCAGTTGCAGACATTGCAAAACATCCCTGCCCCTACATCATTCTTGCTCTATCTGTAATGTCGGCACTGTTTTCTTTGTGTACTGGCATTAAAGCCATGACAGGGACAAGCGTAATTGACCCTTCAGATAACTACGTCGAGATGTTCGATTATTTGACTGCAAATGGATACCTCCCTGAGAATCACTTTGCCCTCTTAAAGAAAGAGATTTCAACTATTAAACAATCTATCGACGAAGCCTATGAGATGGTTCATAAACGAGGGAAAGCAATGCGAAAAATGAATCGCGCACTCCTATTTTCAATCTGTACTGGAATTTTTGCGGGATTCTTGTTTTTTATTTCAACACCAACTTAAGGAGGAAACTTGTCAGACAAAGAAAAAAAACCGCCACAACCCAAAACACCTCCTCCGAACACTACAAGCCAACGGAGAAGATTTGAGGATGGTGGCGTAGCAATGGACAGTGTGACATAGAAAACACTTCAGTCCAAAAAACAGAAGCCCCAGAGTCTCGAGAACTTTGGGGCTTCTTCATGAAAAGACTCAAACTGTTGCACTTCTCTGAGAGGTGTTCTGAGTACGCTTTCTGTTTCTTTCAGACGCGACAAAGGAGCCAAAAGGCTCCAACTAAACGCGGCACGACCCGGAATCGAATTTTCTTGGTTCAATTATGACCTTTTAAAACGATTTGTCAAGCTTCGCGTGTAGCAAAACGTTTCGCGGCATCCTTCTCGATCAGGTTGAAAATCAAATACTTGGCCATCGTCAAAAGTTGGTCATAGGTCTTCTGATTCAAGCGCAACCGGCGAAGTGCCACAGCCTGCGGCATATGTGGATAGCAGTAATGCGCCACTAAAACCCACTTAGCCGTCTTGTACCGTAATGGACTTTCCGGAAGACATTGCCAAGCTCGGTTGACGATAACAGCATCAAAAATGTCAATCGGATGCGGAGGCTCCTTCTCTTCATCCGGATACTCTCGCCTGCCTTCCTCCTTCTGACCGTACAGCTTCATCATGCGCCACAACAAAGTGCTGCTCGTCAGGTGATTGTTGTCAGCGGCCCATCGCCCCCAGTTACGGAGGCGTTCCGTCAGAATTTCCTCATCACTCTTCGAAAGCATCTCGCCTCCTCAATACTGCATTTCTTCCCAACCGCCGCCGTCTTTCTTTTTTCGCGGCCAGACGACCTTGACAGGAAACGGGTACATGTTCGCGCAGACCTTGGCTTTGACCTTGGCATCTTCTTGGAAAATACGCAGGCTACCCTTGACCTCATGCAGCTCAATCACGCCGTCGGCACGCATTACCATGAAATCGGGCGTGTAGCCGCAGGCGTTGTCCGCGATCTTGAGCTTGATATGCTCAAACCAGAACTCCAAGATGCGCCCGGCTCTCTTCTCGGCTTCCAAGTGGTCGCGGTATGCGGCCTCGGTGCGGTTCATCTCGCCGGTCTTTAAACGCCCTTTTGCGTAGAGTCCTGTTTTTGCTGTGTACATTCCCTTCTTGCCTCTCGTTCCCGGTTGATCTCGATCGTTCCCTTGTAGTAGCCGGCTTCAAAAGCCATGCGCTCGTCTCTCGTGTGATACAGGTACATCGACTTTGACTCGCCTGCGAGTGCGGCTCTGTATCCTTCTTCCTCGATCAGTCTGAGCCGATCCTTTTTCATCGTGCGCCCCCGAAAATTTTGCTCAGGTAATCCACGGCCTCCTTGTCAGACATTGGCTTTTGCTGAGGCTTTGCGCCTTGGCCAAAAGTCGCAAAAAACCGCTGTCGCTGTTCGTACATCTGATCGCGGACTTTGACCGCAAGGGAGGCGCTCCCGGCGTTCTCAAGCAGGCTGATGATGGTCAGCAAATCATCCCCATTCAATTGAATTTCGTAGTTCATAACTCAGTCCTTGAATTGGTCATAAAAGAAGTACGTGATTACGGCTGTAATACCGACAAAAAGAAGAATCCCCGCAACCATTTCAATGCCTTTTCTCCAGACCTCAGGCGGCACCAGCGGAAAAACCCCGAAGATAAAAATCGCGCACGCGGTATACGTCGCCAATGTGCCAATAGCCGCTTTCAGTAGACGTTTTTTGCTCATCGTTTCAGCTCTTCCAAGACGTTAAAAGCGAAACACATCCATAGATGCGCGACTTATTCAGCTCTTTTCGCTTGGTATCTGTCATTTCAAATGCTTTAGTCATTTCTATCCCTTGTTTAGTGCCTCCGTGAGAAGATTGCGTTGTGCTCCCCAGCAACAACTCAACTATCCACGGAGGCATAAGTGGAACATCTCGACTCTTTGCTAGTGGTCCTCAAATACGTCTTTTATGTCGTCGTAGCTATTCCTGTGATCGGTTTCTTTCTTGCCCAATCCATTGACATTCGACGCCGGACACAAGCAGAACTGGTAAACGGCAATCGTCTTGTCCTGCGTTTCCGAAGCTCCGATTTCGATTCGTCAATCAAAGTGCTTCGCGTTTACTCTTTCGCTTTTTCTACGATCTCCGTATCACCCCCATTTGTGCTGACCGACGATGAGGCAGTCTTAGAACTACCTTGCCGGTGCAAGTCTTCGACAAACCATCGAAACTTTTGGATTGCCCTTCTGACGCAAAAGAGTTCGTACTGGAGCCTGACGATGATCAAGACCAAGACGATCTCAGCCAGAACGTGAAAGAAGTCCATCCACATGCTCATGCCTGCACCTCCATCGCCGATTGCCACGGTGTATTGCGAGAACCGTCCATGCAGTAGGCTCCGGATTCCGGCTCATACCAAAGCCACTGGCGACCTTCCCACCGTCCGTTACGCTGTTTGATGACGTTGATGATGCTGTCGGCTTCTTGCTTGTCTTCTACCGGCGTCAGCGTGCGATCTTCGCGGCGCTTTTCCTTGGCCTTGTTGCGCTGAATCGTGATGACGTTATCCACCTGATCAGTGATTGCTCCCGTGCCTCGGAAGGAGAATTTGCCGATCTCTTCGTTCTCGTCCTTGCCCTTGCGAACGTGGTGAACGAGATGGATGTGAACCTGAAGCATCTTCGCCAGCTTGCACAGTTCTTGCACGAAGTCCTTTTGAGCGTTGTAGTCGTCTTCGCCGGACACACAGCACATAAGGTTGTCGATGAAGATGTGCTTGCAAAAGCGCTGCTGAGCGGCAATCGTGATTGCGCCATAGAGCACCTGTAAATTGATTGCGCCGACGTAGTCGAAAATCAAAAGTCGCTCTTGGAAGTGGTCGAGAAACTTCAAGCCTTCTGAGATCTGTGTCGGACGGTGTCCAAGCCATTGGCCGCACATACGCGCGAGCGTGCGCTCCGGCGTCATTTCAAGCGACACAATGCAAGGCTTTTCGCCACGCTCAGACAGTAAAAGCGCGATCTGGCCAGTCAGATTCGACTTGCCATGTCCATTGATGCCGCCCCAGATTGATACCTCGCCAGAGCGAAGACTCAGGCGCGGAATAAGCGGGCAAGGCTGTCCGTCAAATCGGCCTTCGATGATGCTTAGGAAAGCATCTTCAAAAGCCTTCGGCTTGCGCAAACGAAAGTACGGGTCGAGGCTTTCATAAGCGTCAAGATAGACCTGCTCCGGTGTGATGTGGTCAATAACTTCAGAGTCGTCATGCATGGAAGAATTCCTTTTTTGCTTCGTATGGGTCAAAACGGCATAGACCCTTGTCTGTGTCCGTGTAAATCATTGCCGGGCGGTTTTCCGGCTTTAAAAGCTCCGTCCAGAGCGTTCTGGCGCGTCGATAGTCAGCCGGATCGGGTACGTCAATCCATACGTTCATGCATCGGCAGTAGGACAGATCAACGTCTTGGATGCGGTCGGTCGTCTCGATGATGATGTCCAGGCGTCCATCGAGCACCGGGAACTTCCGCTCGTGGAAATGTGCACGCGCTTCGCCGAAGGTAAAGCAGACGGTGTGCAAAGCTTCAAGCTTGCAAGGCAAAGAGGCTTTTGTCGGGATCATCGGAAAAGCCCTCCGAAAAGCTCTTCTGCCTCACGCTGCTCCTTTTCGGCCTGCAATTCCTCGGGCGTCTTTGCCCGCCGAGGTATGAACGGGTTGTGCGCAGGATTCGGTGCCGGTGTTGACTCTCGGTAGTCCGGACAGAACTGGTTTTTAGGTCGATTGTCCAAAACGAACCGAGCCTCGAACCCTTGCCAGCCGCGAGCGACCATCATTTCGATGGCCTGTGAAAGCGTCATGGAGCACTTGGCGGCCTCGGAGCGCGTGCGCTTGATGACCGTTTCGGTGATCGGCGCTTTCTTGGCCTTGCGATGCGTGACGAAGTCCGCCCAAAGCTGTTCGGGTACGTCTTCAGGTCGAGGAATGGAGAAAGAATTTTTGGGATTCTTTTTTTCTCTTTTTTCTTCTTTTTTTAGATCCCAATTTTTTGGGGTACCCGTATCCAAAGAATTTGGGATACCCCCACCTAAATTTTTTGGGGTACCCTTATCTTTTGGGGTATCCCAATTTTTTGGGGTACCCTCATTTTTTGGGGTGGCGTCAATCATTGGAAAGGAGTACGAATTTCCCCATCCCGTTTTGGTCTTTACTTTTTCAACCTTGATAAAACCGCGTTCTTTCAAAAAAGCGAGTGCAGAAAGTACCGTAGGCTCAGAAAGCTCTGTCAGTTCGATCAGTCCTTTGATCGACAGACAGCATTGGCCTGTCAACTCGTTTTGACTGATACATAGTTCGCGCAAAACCTGTTTGGCACTTGCTCGACCAACTTTTATTGTTCGAGACCAAGACATTGCCTTCCCGCTCATGGCTACGTCCTTATGCGCGCACTTCGCACGGATTGAAGTCGAACGACTTACGAACGGCAGGGTTCTTCTTGTGCTTGATTTGAAGCACAAGAAGCCGATAGTCAGGTATCCCTGACTTTTTCCATTCGGTAACGCTCGGAGCGCTGATCCCAAAAAGTCGTGCGACTTCGGATGTACCGCCCAGGCTTTCGATGATCTCGGCCGATCGCTCTGGGTCTAAACGCCGAGTGGCAAGCTTTGCCATGCTTAAAACTCCTGTTTTAGGTTAGCCTAATTGATGCTTTATTATACCTAAATCTTACCTTAGTGCTAATGAGCGGAAATTTTTTGTTTTGGTTAGACTTATCTAAAAAGGAGGATGTATGCCATCAGAACTCAAAGACCGCATTGCTGAAGCTCTGGCCGAGTCTGGTAAGTCAAAAGCAGAACTCGCTAGATACTGTCAGGTCGCTCCTGCATCAGTCACAGCATGGTTTAACGGGAAGACGAAAAGTCTTGACGCCGTTTCGGCTATCGAAGCCGCAATGTTCTTAGGTGTGAACGCCTTGTGGCTCACGACAGGGAAAGGAGAAAAAGCCGCAGGCGTTGGCGAAATCTATGAAGAAGAATCGACGCCCGATGGCTTTGTCGAAATTCCAGAATACGAAATCACTTTTGGTGCTGGCGACTGCTTTACTCCAAGTTATGAAGAAGTCACCGAGATTCGGCGGGCACTGTACCGAGAAGATTGGCTGAAAAGCCAAGGTGTCAAGTCAAAGGACTGCCGACGCTTCAAAGTGCACGGCGATAGCATGGTGCCAATTCTCTTTGATGGCGACAGAATACTTTGCGACTGCCGCCCGGGTCAGAAAATCGTCAATGGAAAGATTTACATCTTTTGTTATGGCGAATCCGTTCGTGTGAAGCGACTTTATGCCAAGCTAAATGGGTCGATTGTGGTGCACTCTGAAAATCCAGCAGAGCAACCTCAAGACGAAGTTATTGAGGCATCAGACCTAGATAGATTTTTCCTCGTGGGTCGTGTGATCGAACGATCCGGCAGTGCTCCTTTCTAATTTGACGAACCCAACGCAAGCCGCCTTTTGGCGGCTTTTTTGTTGTCTATTGTCTTCAATTTACAACTTGTGACATTTAGGCTCACCTAATGCACGCCTTTAGACTTGTCTAATCTTTGCACTTAGTTATAATGAAGTCAACTTAAGTGATGAAGTCAATTTTGTCTAACATCATTTAGGTGAACTAAAAGCAAGCGTCACCGAAGGCGCGTGCAAAGCGGGTGCAAGTCCCGTGGTGCCTGAGTGGGGATGACGACCTGACCAAACGGCCCAAGCAAGCGCACAGTCAACACGCGCAACCTGATTTGATGCCCGAGTGTGGGCTACATGGCGGAGTGAACACCTCCGCTCACTTCAGGGAAAAGGCCAATTTCAGCCCTTGGAAACGAGGGCTGACGTGGGTCTTTTTCAATGGAGAACAAAGTGAAAATCACCAAAAACGAATGCGCTTCGCTAATCGACAGCCTCCTCTGCGCCATCCAAAAGACAAAAAAAGACCCGCTCAAGGTCACTAAACGCTACATCAAAACGCTCAAGTACCTCAAGCGAGTTTCTAAGTCCAAGGAGCTTTAGAGCACCTTTTCAACGGCTTCAATCATCGCCTTAATCCTCTTGGCTCGATCTTGCATGTCTTGCAAGGTCGAATCCTTGATAGGCGTTGAAGAACAAGCCACTCCGGGTATTACCAACAAACCGGACTGAAGCATTGCCAGAACGATCTTTTCTGCAAGTTCACGTTTTTCCATTTTTACCTCCGTGAGTTGGTTAGAGAACGTCGGTTTTCTGACCTCTTCCGACTCTCTAATCATCTCACGGACTACCAGCTATGTGCTTTATCACCTATCGACCGGGCTTCCACATGAAGCCCGATGACAACGACTTCTTCCCCGATCGTCCAGACCCTTTCTGGGACGCTCAAAGGAAGCTCACTCAGATGGTCGATGAAGGCATCTTCGATGAGGTTGATGCTGACACGGCTTCAGAGATCGTCGAGCAAGTCGCGACAAGCGACGAGTTCGATTTCGACTTTGACAGAACCGTTCAGCTCTGGGAGTGGTTCGAAGACACATACGACTTTACGGAGGCATCGGCATGACCACCAAAAAGTACTTCAAGGCCATCGACTGGCAGGTAGAACCCTGCGACCTCACTCGCGGCGGCGAAAACTTGATCAACCTCCGCTGCTTGGACGGTGCACACGTCGATCTGTGCATCACAGGCTCTTGCACGATTTTCATCTTTGGCATCCGACTTGACGAGTTCAAGGCATCGATCAGCGGTCTTGCAAAGAGCCTTCGAAAGCCGGATCTCGACAACTCACTGGGTGTTATCCAGTGGTGTGCATACGAAGGCTTGACGATCGAAAAAGGCAACGTCTTAGCTCGCTTTGGTACTGACAAAGCTCACGTCCAAGGTCTGATCGACTACGCCCGCGAGTTTCTGCGGCAAGTAAAGGAGCACAAAGATGCGCAAGCTGCTTAAGTCCTTTTGGACACCAGATGAGCACGGCGAACGCCCCGCCGTGCTTTTTTTGACCGCCGCGGCTGGCTTCGGCTCGATCCTGAGCCTGCCGTGGATCATCTACCTCCTCCAGTGACTCTTTCAGAAGGCGAGTCCTTCTGCCTGCGGCCTGGCTCCCGTCGTCTGGCTCCTTGGCGACGCAGGCTGTAGGCAAAAGGACTATTTCTCTGGTTGTTTGAACAATGATTCGAGTTTTTCGCGAGCAATTCGAGCTTTTCCTCGCTTACCGACGGCAGATCCAAACTTTTGAGAATCTTCGTCTGACGTATTGCTCTCTTTCGGAATGTCCCACCTCGGCCCATAGGCATAAATGGCCTCGCAGGCTCGCATTACTACTGTGTAATCGTTGGAACATCTACCGTGCATCTTTCCTCTTTGCACTTGGGTGCGCAGCCCTTCGATGTCAAAGCACTTGGGCAACACGGGGTTTTGTGGTTCTGTATCGATTGCTAATACATCACCCCAGAGGCATATCCGGTCTTGACTATTTACGCCAACTATCGCGCCTAGGACCGTATAGCTCTTTCCCTCATACGGGAAAGTGATTTCGTACCAATTCTTAACGGCTTCTTTGATTTCTTTAAGGGTTTTTGAATCTTTGGGAATCGAATGAAAAGACATGTTTGCTCTCGTTGATTAAGTGAAGTGTGTAGCGACCTTCATTTTCTCACGAGAGCAAACATCCACTAAACAAGGAGACCACATGACTGAAAGATACTTCGACCCTGCGGCCGAGGCGCACAACCGCCGCATGGCATCGGTACGCAAGGCGGTGAGACGTCGCCAGAAGATCAAATCCTTCATGGACAAGCAAATCGATTTCTGCGCCCGTCATTGGGACTTGATCGGCATCAGCGTCATGGCGTTCGCAGGCGTAGTCGCACTGCTCGACTGGAAGATTTTTTGAGGATCAGACATGACGCCGAAAGAACTTGCAGAGTACGACGACTGGATGGACTACCTCGCTTCGAAGTACGAAGCCGAGTACCAGGATTGGTACGGAGATCCGGATCCAGATCTGGACACGAAAAAGGCCGAAGGAGCTGACGACTCCGACGGCCCGATCCCTTTCTAAAGCCATCAAAAAGGGTGTTCGTTGATGAACGCCCAAAGGATACCACATGAGCTACGCCACTTTGATACTTGGTGAGTCAGGCACAGGAAAAACCTGCTCGCTTCGCAACCTCGACCCCGCCAAAACCCTTCTGATCCAGCCGGTCCGCAAACCCCTACCCTTCCGCGCTCCTGAATGGCGCGAGGGCAAAGGCGGCAATATCTACGTGCAGGCGGATCCCGAAAAGATCGTGGCCTGCATGAAACGCGCACCGCACGACATCATCGTCGTCGACGATTGGCAGTACATCCTTGCCTTGATGTTCATGAATCGCCGGAAAGAAACCGGCTATCAGAAGTTCTCGGACATCGGCGGCGCAGGATTTGACATCGCCAAGACGGCCGCCGAGCTTGACCAAGACAAGCGAGTTTACGTATTGGCGCACACAGCCACCGACGACTTCGGAAACGTACGGATTAAGACGCTGGGCAAGATGCTCGATGACAAGATCGTCGTCGAAGGCATGTTCACGACGGTCCTGCGGACGCACGTCGAGAACGGCAAGTACACCTTCCTCACCAAGAACAACGGCCAGGACACAGTGAAAAGTCCGCTCGGACTTTTCGACGCAGGCGAGATCGAGAACGACCTCGCAGCGGTTGATGCTGCTATCTGCGACTACTATGGAATTTCAACTCAAAAGGAAGCTGAAAAATGAGCATGATTATGAGCTTTACCAGAAACGATGCCGCCGCAAAATCACTTGACGGAGGCACTTTCATCACCCAGACCGGTGCCTACACCGGTCAGATCACTCAGGCAGCAATGTGCATGAAGGAAAGAACGCAGTACCTGAGTATTACTTTCAAATCGGATGATGGTCGCGTGTGCATCTTCCCGTTATTCATTACACAATCGAACGGGGAAGATCACTTTGAGCGTCCTATACTCGACGCTCTTCTGGTGGTGTGTGGTGCTCAAAGCGCAAGCGTTACGGAAGGAAAGGTTTACACGCGTGACCGCAACGCCCCCGGAGGTATGCGGGTCGATCAAGGCTATCGCTTCCCTGCAATCGAGCGGAAACATATCGGCCTTGCTCTTCAACGTGTGAACCGGAAAAACTCGGATGGTTCGGACGGCTTTGACATGAGATTAAAAACGCCTTTTGATCCGACTACTCGTAGGGTAGCCAAAGAGATCCTAGATAATGTCTCAGAAGCCAAGCTACTGGATCAGCGACTTAAGAACCTGAAAGATCGTGATGCTAAGACTTTTGGATCCTCCAGTCAGCCGCCAGCGAACCACCCGGCGGTCGCCGCTCCGATGGATGACGATCCGCCTTTTTGATACCGTCCCAGCCCTGAAACTTTACGTATAGGCCGCCACTGAGCGGCCTTTTTTCATCATGACTTTTGAAGAACTTTTAGAGAAGGTCAAAGCCGCTAAGAACTTGCGCAGAGTGATCCAAGACAGCGGCGCGACATACATTGGTGAAAGCTTTGCTTCGGACGAACTGCTTTTTTGCTGGATATTCCAACATCCCGCAAAAGATTTTGAACGGAAAGACCGCGGAATCGGTGCCTGTGTAACAAAAGCCAATGACATCAGTTGCGTTGAATACGTTTCGCTAAGCCCGAAACAGCTGTGTCAGTTCCGTGAGGCGTTGGCAATGAATGCCGACTTTTATGACGAAAATGATGAGGTGCAACCGTGAAAGACCTTCTCTACTTGCTCGTAGCGCTCGGATTCGTCGCTTTTCTGATGATCGTGATGATCGGCGTTGTAGGAGCAAGCCTCAAGTTCTGGATTGATCTTTTTAGCTAGTGAGGAGCAGATGAGTTTTGCAGAGGAGTTTGTCAAGCACGGCACAAAAGAACGGCAAGAGCGTTTCGCACAGTTTTTCATAGGGTCGCTCACCACGCCAGGGATGCCGCAGCTTGATTCTGTATCGATCTTCAGACTTCTGTCTGTGCATGCGCTTGAGTGGCCCGGCGAAGAAAACGAGTACTGGAGAGAGATCGTCGGTCTGGCAGTCTATTTCTACGTCCAAGCCGTTCAATCCGGAGAGATCGACATAAAGGCCCTTTTTGAGCAACTCAAAAACAGGATGGGGAATGCATGAGCAAGTACAGATTGAAAGACAATACCCTTTTGTTCCACCTTGACAGCATTAGCGACGGAGATTTCTCCAAGCGCCTCGAAGAGGACGACATGCTTTTCGACGGAAACGGCATTACTCGAATTCAGTTTGGAAGAAAGTACTCAGCATTCTTTATGAAAGACGAGTTCGAAGAGCGCAAAGACTACAACCCTGATGACTGGAATTGGTGGCCTCAAGTTGATCCGCCCAAAAATGTACCGATGCGTGTTGAACTCTTTTCTGCAGATATAGATCTGGATACACCGGAGCCTCGCCTTGCTCAAAGGTGGTTCATAGGCTACGGAATGTGGGATGGAGTCCGTTGGTGCATCGGACAGGCAATACTAGGCGAATGCAAAGTCCGTTTCCGTCCCTGGGAGTGACCAATGCTGCGATTACCAAAGCAATACAGAGTTCATCCTGTTCTTGGCTTGAACTCTTTTTTAGTGCCTTGCAATTTCGTAAAGCTTGCTGTGCTCGCTTCAATCGACACCGACGACAACGGTATCAAATGGGAGCACGTAAGCGTTTTGCTCAAGAACCGCTTACCAACTTGGCAAGAGCTGAAGTTCATCAAGATGCTCTTCTGGGATCCGAAAGACGAAGTGCTCCAGTTCTTTCCGCCTCAGTCGGAGTACATCAACGTTCACAAAAACTGCCTGCACCTATGGAGGCCGATCAATGTCGATCTGCCTTGGAGGAAGAAGTCATGAGCGAGACCAAAATCGTATGGCACCCCTATCCTGAAACGCCTCTGCCCGAGACCGAGTTCGCAGAGTGCTACCTCGTGACCGCAGTTGCGGAGTACTCAAAGCCGTATGTCCGTACTGTGTACGCATGGAAAGACTTCTCCGCCTACAAAACCGAGTTTAAGGTACTCGCATGGGCAGAGATGCCAGAACCGTACAAGGAAAATACATGAAGCGCCGAAGCTTTAAAAAGACCGTAAAGGTTCAATGGAATGCCTGGCCTGAAAAACAACCCCCGCATGGTGGTTTTTTCCTCATCACAAGCGTCGATCCTTATGGGATACACAAGATCGAAATGCTTCGCTATGAGTATTTTCTCCACAGCTGGTATTACGGCTTGAAAGAGCGAAAAAACATCACGGCTTGGGCAGAACTCCCAGAGCCGTACATACCCGACTAACCTCTTCGGCCGGCCCGCCGGTTCCTCCCGCAGGCTTTTCCAGCCGGTGCGCGGCCAACTCTCTTAGGCCGCCGCCTGTGATGTGTGCAAAGCGTCGAGAGACTGCAACTGCGTAGGGTACTGCGCGGGCGGTGACCACCGAAGCATTACACCTTGCCGTGCCGCACCCTGACTTCGGGGACGGCGTTTTGTCGTGTTGCGCCAGCGGCGCGGCAAGATGCAAGGCTTTGTTTTTTGAAGGAGAGAAAAATGCCTTTTGGATTTTGCAGAGACTGCACGTATTGCAGATGCTACGGCCGAACCGTTCAACAAGTCATGAAGGAAGAAAAACAGTCAGACGTGTCTGACTGGCGATGGCACTGCCTTCGTCACGCACCGATCAACCATCTTTTGCTTCATCGAAATCATGATGCCGATCTAACCTTTTGGGAGATTTTTCCAGAGCTGAGAGGCGTTGACGTTTTGGACAGAGCAAAGGGTTGCGGCGAGTTCGAGCCAGACGAAACAACACTTGTTACGGAATCAAAATAAAGTTCATATAAAAATTAGTATCAAGCTAACCACCAATAAAATTGAAGAGAAATAAAACAACTTATTATTTTTAATATGTTCAAGCATCTCTTTAAATTTTATTTGTTTCTTGGCTTTTTTATTGAATTCCTTATCCCATCTTGCTGAAATCATTCCGAAATCGGTTTTCCCCAACACAGGATTCTGATATTCGGAGTCTGTATCGTCTTCCTTAGAGGTTTCATGTTTGCTCACAGGGCCGTGAATCGCAGGAAAATAACATTTCTCATAGAGATAAGTCTTTTCAATACCAGTTTTTAGACATATCCCATAAAAGCGCGATTGCAACACTCGAGTCGGCTTAACAGGTCTCGCATCTCCTGGATGAGTGCCTCCGTAATAAACAAGTTGCACAGGCCGCCCTATATTACTTTCAAGGTAATCAATCATTTGTGCGCGAGCATCCATAGTTTTTCCCCTAGTGATGGACTTGACTATAGGCTTTTTATTTTGGCACAATTGGCGCACGGGCTTGGCGGCCCGGATCACTTTGGCGCTCAGTCGCCGGACTTCGTTTCGGCTTTTTTGTTGCCTGGGCGCACCCTAGATTAAACCTAGGGTGGCAAGTCTCCAGTATGGGTAAGGCTTGCGGGGCGTCGAAAGACGCGCTGGTTCCAAAGTGCCGGTCCGCCAACCCGCAATGCCTCGCCCACCATCTTGGCGGATGGAAGCGAGGTTCACAACCTCACTTTGGAGACAACTATGAACGCGCTTCAATCGTTCACTTTCGACGGCATTACTCTTCGAGTTTTCGGAGATGCCATCAACCCAGTTTTCATTGCGGCAGACATCTGCAAAGCAATAGGGATTAAGAATCCATCAGACGCAATCAAAAGCCTTGCTCCTTTCGAGCGATCAAAGGTTGTCGTAGATGGGCATGAACTTAACGCTGTCAATGAAAGCGGTCTCTATACCCTAATTCTGCGATCTCGCGAAGCCGTCAAAGAAGGCACTCCCGCGTATCGATTCCGACTTAAGGTGACCGCTGAAAATCTGCCCACCATCCGCAAGCAGGGCCGCTACGAATGCCCCGCCGCCCCTCACATTCCGCCCGCGTACTTGACGCTCGATCATCAGTACGCCATCCAGTCGGAGGTCGCAAAGAGGGTTCACAAGGACGCCGTTCGGTATCAGACGGTGTATCAAGCGCTCAAGGCTCGCTTCCGTGTGCCGAAGTACACGTGCATTCTTGACCGCGACTTTGAGGCGGCTGTTCACTTCATTCGCACGTGCAACCTGCGCGTTCCTGAAGTGCCCAAGCAAAAGCCCGAGCCGCAGGTCAAAACCTACACCGTGACGGAGACATTCCTCGAGCGCGTCAGAGCGTTCGTGTACTACTGGAGGTATCTGCACCGCGCTGACCTCGAGCGCTTCCTGTGCCTGATGCAATCCTTGAACTCTCCATACGCCGCGCAGTTTGCCGAGGCGATCAAAAATTTGAACCTCATCCTGCTTGAGGGAAACCTCGAACAGCTCGGCTTTCCCGTCAAGGAACTGCCAGCCTACAAAGCACTGATGAGTAAGTAATCACCAACTGGCCGCCCCACCCGGGCGGCTTTTTTATGGACGCAAAAATGACAGACAACGTGAACAGCCCTTCGCACTATGCACGCTACCGCTTCGAGTGCGAACCAAAGGATTTGACCAAGTACCTTCCACATCCTCTGGCGAGTGCCATCGAGTACATCCTCAGAGCACCGTTCAAAGGCAATGAACTGGAAGATCTGCAAAAGGCCCGATTCTGGCTTCTGGAGTTCTGCAACACTCAAAACTTTTGGCGTAAATCTGATGACTCGGACGATTCTTCAAGTTTCTGTTGTATCGAGGAAAGTTACTCGCCTGAACTTGTCGCATCTGCTTATGCAATCTGTGGCAAGAATTTCTTCCTAAGAAACGCACTACTTCCCTCTACTTTTACGCCTGCCTCTTTTCCTCAAAGTCTCTACAAATGGCAAGTTTTGAGATTGATCGTGGGCATCAACAGCAGAATTGAAATCATCGAATCTGAATCCAAGCCCTCCGCGTGAGGGCTTTTTCATAGGTATAGCCATGCACGCCGTAACCGAATCCCTGAACCCCATCAAGAACCCTTCGCTTTTCACGCTGACTCAAGCCACCGCCGCTGCGCTCATGCAGATCGAGCCTGACCCCGAGACTGGCGAGCTGATCGGCATCGACCGCTTCGATGCGCTTGCGCTAGACACGCAAGAGAAGCTGATCGACTGCGCCTGTGCCGTGGCCAACTTCGAAGGCTTGGTAGAACAGCTCGAAGAGCAAGAGCGCCAGCTTGCCCGCCGCAAGAAGTTCGTCAAGAACCTGATCGATCACATCAAAGGTAGATGCGTCGATGCGATGGAGCTACTGGAGATCAAGAGCATCAAGACCGCTCCGGTTCAGATGCGATTGCATCCATCCGAGAGCGTCGAGGTTTTTGACTTGCCGTCGATCCCCAGCGAGTTCTTTTATATGCCCCCGGTGAAGCCAAAGGTCAGCAAAAAGATGATTGAGGACGCTATCAAGTCCGGACGTGAAGTGCCGGGGGCTCGCATCATCAAGCGTCTCAATCTTGTGGTGAAGTGAGATGCCGAAGACCAAAAAGCCGCGCAAGGCGTTCGACCCGGGGCGCTGGAGAAAGATGCCGCGCATGATGCCGCTTGCTGATCTCAAGGAGATCAAGGCCGCATATCGCAATGTCGAGCTGGCCGTTGAGCTTCGGCTCCACACTGGGGCATTCACAAAGGACGACCTGCTCAACCTCGGCTCAATGATCCTGCTCGGGACCTTCGTGATGTATCGAGGTTATGGCCTTGAGCACGAGTACTGCATTCTCACTTACGGAGAAGAGTGGGTTGCGATGCAGACAGCTTTCAAGACTTACAAAGAACGGGCGCTTCGCACAGGATCTTTTGCGGTAACTGGTGACGAGCTGAAGGCGCTCCGGAACGGCGTTGAAATCGCCGGCACGCTCATACAGAAGGCACTCGATGCGGATCCGATCCGGGTGGCAGAGCTTTGGATTGCCACAGAGATGTCAGCCGACATGCCGGAAAAAGCCTCCGAAGGGCTCAAGTGGCTGGATCGAAAGCTTCAAGAAATTCACAGGTATAGGAGACCGAGATGATTGACGCGATTTTTGCAAGCCGAGAACTCCAGCACAAGATCGATGAGATCGCTACGGCGCACTCTTACGGCGGACAAAAAGAAAAGCTTATCGAAGAGATGTGCGAGCTGGCAGTTGCCATCAAGCACGAGGACAAGCCGGACGTACTGCCGCAGGTCAAGCGCATGGAGTTCCACTCAGAGCTTGCCGACGTTCTGATCCTGATCTGGCAGATCCTAGACATTTACATGACGACGGACGATCGCTTTGATCTTGCAAACGCCGTCAAAAAGAAGATCGACCGAGAAATCAAGAGAATTCGCTCACGTAAGTAAGGAGATAAACCATGGAAGAAGTCAAGGCCGTTGATGTCAAGGACATGGCTGCAGAAGATATGGGCAAGAAGCTGCTTGAGTCGCTTATCGGCGTAGTGCAGAGCATCAAGCGCCCGTGGGCTGAGATGACGCAGTACGAGCAGGACGATGCCATCGAAAAGATGCGCTTCGCAGTCAAGGTAGCCACGACTCAGGCCGTGCGTTTGATCGGGTCGAACGGCACTCACGATCAAGGACGGAGTAAAAGCCGTCGTTCAGATCGGCAAGAACGCTGAAAATCTGCCGGAGCTTTTCGAAGCTCAGGGCGGCGAAGTAATGATTGTTTGCTCCAGACAGGACTATCTGGACGGCATCAATGAGGTGAAGGGCGAGCCTGATCAAGGCTCTTTTGAGATGGAAGAACCGGCGGTAGAAAACCTCCCGGCGATTGACTACAAGGCTTGAATATGTATCATCAAAAGATAGCGCCCATGCAAGTGCTGACTACCGAAGAAGTGTGTAAACGCTACGCATGGACAAAGAGCACTTTGTCTCGCTTAAAAAGTGCAGGCAAGTTTCCTCAGCCGACCGGGCGAAACAAGCAGGGGCAGTTCTGGTCAGTCAAAGTCATCCAAGATTACGACTCTAAAAAAGAGTCGCTTTCGATTAAAAGTTGGACGCCTGCTGTGGCAGGTCTCTAAAAAATATGGCCTCAAAAATGGCCTCAAAAATCCGAAGGTGGCTTGAATGCCCCATGAATCAAGGTACCTTCGGAGTACTCTCCTTCCGCCAAGATTCTAATCCCAGATAGTCTAAAGACGTCTGGGATTTCTTTATCTTCAAGGCTGAAGTGGTATCGGATTTTTGGACACCGATAGGATCCAAAGCATGCACATACCACAACACATCAGACAACAGGCCTGCGAAGGGCTTTTGCATTTTGTTCCCAAAAAAACTCTTGCCCGGCAATTAGGCGTATCCCAAGGATCAATTCGCGACTGGGAGATTTACGTACGGTGTGGTTTTTTCGATTGGATTGACAAACCGTGGATAACGCGACGTAAAGAATTGCTCAGCAGTGCTGTTGACTACTGGTTCGAAAATTACCCCATTGGCTACACCGATGTAGCCAAGCGATTCGGCATCAGACCCGGCACGCTCTACGGCTCCATCAAGCGAACGGTTGCTAAACTGCCGGAGCAACTACGTCCCAAACGCATTCATTTCTGGGACGTTCAGAGAAAAACAGCTCCAGGAAAATTCAGGATGGCCGTCGAAAAACTCTCGGATATCCCTGCCGATCGCCCGTTGACTACAGCCGAAAGGAAGGCTCTTTTTGAAGAACTTAAGGATGCTAAAGCGCGCTTGGTTTGCGCGGAATCATTGTTAGAAGTTGCCGTTGAAAGCTGTAAAGACGATCTTAAAAAAAGAGTTGCAGCGGCAGTTAGAGCTCACGAGAAAGGCTTTGAAATCGCTCGGATCTGTCGGGTAATGCGGATTCCCAGGAGCACGTTCTACGCGGCTCAAGAAACGACGCCGAAACAACTCAGAGAAGAAGTATTAGTCAAGCAGATTGCAGAAATCCAAAACGAGTACTTCTTCACGATCGGACGGCGCCGAATGGGAACATTGCTTAAGCGACGTTTTGGAATCAGTGTTTGCGAGACAACGCTACAGCGAGTGATGAGCCGACATTGTCTGACAGCTCAAATTCGGCAAACGCGCAAAGCGAAGCCCCATGCCGGAAAAGCTACCAAGCAATCGCTCCCTGAGGACCTACTCAACCGCGAGTTTCAGGCAGATAAACCGTTGCATCGAATGGTGACGGACGTAACGTACGTACCGTACTTCGAGAACGGGGAATGGCATTGGGGGTATCTGGCGTTGGTTCAAGATCTGTTTGATCGCTCGATTGTTGCCTGGGCTTATTCCAAAAAACAAGACATTCGGCTGGCGATTGCAACGTTGCAGATTCTTTCGTTTCGGGGATTGGCAGCAGGAGCCATGCTCCATAGTGATCGAGGCAGCATCTACACAGCCAACATATTCCGAGAAATGGCAAAGCAGATGGGGCTGACGCAAAGTTATTCTCGCACAGCCAACTGCTACGACAACGCAACGATGGAGTGTTTCAATGGCACGTTCAAGGTAGAGGCGCTCTACAACCCGTTGCTACAGCTGGAAAGACCGAGTTTCAAGGAACAAAACGACTTTATTGGACGCTACATCGAGTTTTACAACAAGCAACGACCATGTTCGGTGATCGGCAATCTGACGCCGGAGCAGTACAGGCAGGCCTATTATGAGAAGACAATACAGGGTATCAATGGGTAAACCGGATGCCGGGTCAAGCCTGTAGCGCCATTTAATGGAGGGGACCCGACGCCAAGGGCGGTGGGGCGTAGGCCGTTCATTGGCGCGAAACGGCTTGACGCGCTGAAAGATCGCAAACTCGCGGCGCAGCCGGGGAAAGAGACATCTTTCCCCGGGCTGCCCAGCGGCGAGCGATCAAAGGGCGCTCTTAGAGCGCTTTATCGTGAATTTCATCCAGATAAAACTGCTTCAAAAAGCACCTTAAAATTCGCACATCGAATCTGTCCAGAATTTTCATACCAGTTCAGTATCAAAACACTGGTCATTTCAATTCGATGAGCATCGCGTACCAGTCGATCCAAGACGGAATTTGAGTAAGTTGGATCTTTATCTGTACTGAATGAGAAATCTCGAGCATTCGCACGATGCTTCTCAAACATTTGGACACCCAAAATC